CGGATAGTGATGGTCGCAATGCCAGAAGCATTGGTTGTTGCCGTAAATACTTGACCAGCATCTGGTCCAGAACTGACGGTCACAGTTACCGTCACTCCAGACTGAGCGACACCAGCCAGCGTCTGAGCAAGCGCAGTAATCGTCAAGTCCTGCCCAGCCTCTGGGTTTTCTGGCGAAATTGTCAGAGTGAATGAACTAGGTAGCGAAACGTCACCACCGCCGACAGACACAGAGACAAAAGGGCTTGTTGTAGAACTTGGGTAACGCCATGTCGCAAGAGTTTTCAGTGTTCCGACATCTCCAGTGAAATACCCGTGCCAGCACGCAGCAACATCGCTATTGGTTAGCCCAAAATCGGCAGTTCCGTCAGCAGTTGCGTCTGGACCACCATTGCACCCGCCGTTGTTGTATACGGCGTTTGGTAGAAGTGCCGTCAACCAGCCGTATGTATTCGAGTTGGCAAATAGACCGCCGCCAGAGTTGACAAAGTCAGCAATTTTCTCGGCGTTAGTGGTAAATACGGAACTGATTGCCGAAGAACGGCTCCAGTCATCCGGAATCCAAAGCACACGTGGGGGCGTAGACGTTATTGAAGTCGAGAAAAATGTTGACAGTTGTGCCGATGTTGTGATGAATTCAACCGAAGGCGCAGAAGTGAACTGCGACAAGAACTTTGTTGACAGAAGCGTCGACCAGTTGCCCCCACATCCGCCAGCGCTCGTCGCACTGGAGATACCAAGAATCGCAATCTTCCCATTGTTTGAAGGAATATTCGACTGGTCGTAGACGCTCTTCAAAACCTTGGCGATGTACCTGTCGGTGGCTTCGCCGTAGGAGGCATGGCAAACGGGGTCCATGCCATCGAGAACGATTGGACCTCCAGAGTTTCCGCTAGGGGGAGTAGCACGAGCGACGTCGCTCGATGAATACGGAAATACCAATGAGAAACCCAGAAGAATCAGGACTGAACCGACAAACTTCTTGAACTTTTCCATCATTCTCCCTTGTCGCGTAGTGCAAACGCGCCAATCAAATGCACCACGAGTGATGCAACGGTTATCCAGATACCCCAAGTGCGGGTTTGACCAGAGAGAGTGATGAGAACAGTGCCAGAACCACCCAAAGTCCAAGCCAGTGCGTGAACTTCAGTTCCTAGCCATGTCAGGAATCGCTTTATCATCGATTATTTCCCTCTGCGCCTGCGCCGCCCGCTGTCGTCACTGCCGCCCCCGCCGCCGCCCCCGCCGCCCGTGGAACCGCCTGTTCCGCCAGATGTTGGTGGGTTGAGCATGGAACTTCCCACAGTAGATAATACAACAGAGCCGACGATTATAACGCGACGTTGATTTACAGTAATATTTGAACCAGATGGAACATAATTACCCAAATTTGGGTCATCAAAAACATTTACTGTTTCTTCAAATGCTTCCTTGACTTCATCGTCAGCCTCGGAAAGAGTCTCAACAAGGGCAGCCACTTCCTCTTGGTCAAGTTCAGAAATATCAATATTTTCGAAGACTGTGACCAGTTCTTCTTTCGACAGTTCGTTCAGGGTCTCAGCCTGTGTTGCAACAGTCAAGGCTTCTTCCTGCGTCATCTCCTCTTTGATTTCAGGGATTGATGTAGATGTTGTCGCAGTTGGCGCAACAGTGCTTGTCTTAGTAGTGCTTGACGTCGTTGTCATAGGTGGTTCAGTTATCGGAACCTGCGCCTGCGTCGTTGTTGTTTTCGGGATAGTCGTTGATTGAGGTAGCGTTGTTTCGGGGACCGTTTGGACTGTTGTTCCTGGTGCTGCACTTGTTGTTGTCTCCTCTTGAGGCGCAGACGTTGTTGTTGGTTCTTCCGTAGTCGTAGGGGCAACAGTCGTTGTAGTAGTCGTAGTGCTCGTAGTTGTAGTCGTAGTTGTAGTAGTCGTAGTAGCAGTTGTTGCTGGAATAGCCGACGAAAAAGCAGAGTAGACAGGCAAAGTATCGTTATCTGCGCGTACCTTAAACTCACAGTCTGTTCCATAATCAAGACCAGTTACTGTTGCTGAAGTTGTAAGAGATGAAACCGCAAATGCGCTTTCCCAGTTGTCGCAACTGAAAAATACTGCGTATCTTTCCACTTCGGCGTTTGATTGTTCTGGGGCATCCCAAATCAGAGAAACAGAAGATGTCGTCACTGCAGTCACGATTACGTTCTGTGGTGCATTCAGATATGGGGCGAGAGTCGTCGTAGTGGGCGTGACAACGCTGCGCGAAAACCATGAACTAGGAACTGGAGTCCATGTACCGCCTGATAGATACTCAAGTCTTACCCACGCTCCGCCACCATTCTCGTAAAACCACGCCAGAAGCGGTATTGATTGACCAGCAATCATCGAATATGAAAACGTCTGTCCACCATTTCCCGTATCTCGCCAGAAACTCTCCACCAACTGACTGTCGAAGTACAGTTTTGTTCCGTCATCTCCGTGCATATAGAACGTGTATGTTCCAGTAACTGGGGCGGTGATGTAGCCGTCAAAACGAACAACAAAGTCGTCGTAGATGTCGCAGACTGGATTAGCGTCAAAGTTGACATCGAGACTGTCGTAGACCGTCGTTAAACAGATTGGTGTGGTTGGCGGCAACGGAGGGGCATTGTTGTACTGGTTGTACTGACCTGTGTAATTGTCGTACACGGTTGCGGTAAGACCAGATTCTGTAGTTGCCTGAACGCCCGCTGGCACAAACCATGCAACGATGGCAAGGGGGAGGAGAATCAATGCGCGCGTAATCGATGCGAACTGCGCCTTTGATTTAATCACCTACATATTATAAATTACCAATAATATGTTCGAGTCTCATATGCGTCGTATCTCTGGTACCACGTCACATTTGTGCGAAGTTCAGACAAACCTATGCGCGTGCCAGAAAGACCGCCGTACGTTCTAGGCACGCCAATAACAACGCGAACGTCGAAGTCGCAGTACCAAAGGTTTCCACTTTGCTGAGTTCCGACATTTCCATTCCAATTGACGCGCCAAGTTCCGTTTACTGAATCTGTCGCAATATATGGCTGACTATCAGAAGGGTCACTGCCGCTACCGTACCAACCACCAGTCTTGTAATCGTAAATCTGTAGATAAAGTTTATGGCTTTGCGGAGTAAATGTTTCAAGCCAATTAACGGTATAAGGAACAGAACCTGGATATACAGCGCTGTAGTTGGTCGAATAATCAGACCAGTGATAGAAACGAATGCGCTGATAAGTACCAGACGTCATAGCCTGCGAAATGTACCAGGTGTTGTTGTTTCCGTCTTTTAGTTGGTCAATACTTGTTGAGTATTGAGCGCCATATGGCGCATCACCAATTGTTCCGTTGAAGTATCCGTTTCCAGCATGGTATGTGGTTCCACCAACTGGAGACGTTGGTGTTCCCATGTATTGCTGCCATGTATTCGAGTATGTACCAGTAGTGAGCGTCCAACCACCGTTCGGAGCCCTGCTTGTACCTTCTGCATCATTCGCGTAGAAAACAACGACATAATATGTAGAACGCGACAGACCACTGAAGGTATAAGAAAGTTCGCGTCTCTCGCTGTTCGTTGACTTCAAATAGTTGATGTCAACAGCCTGCTCGCTGATGTAGTTCCAGTTTGGATAACCATACAGGACAACACTTCCGCTATCGAATTCGCTTCTATCCTCACCAGCATTCCAGCCGACAGTTGCTGTTATAGAGCGCGAATACCCGTAATCAAAACCGTTAGCGTTTCCAGTTGGCGCACCTGGGTCGTTATATCCATTGCCGACAGTAGAAATAAATGGCGTAGCGCCAGCAATGTCGGCTGCTGTCAGTTCAGATGTGTCGTGAGTACGTGTCCACGTATAGCCAGAGCCAGTGCTTCCGTCGTTTTGTTTTGTCTGTGTATCTTCTACCGTCGTGACGATACGGAACATTCGCTGCCCATACGTATAGGCGCTAAAAGAAAAAGTCTTGGTATGGGTAGAAACGTTGTTATCAGTGTATGAAGTAGCCAATTCCCACGATGCGCCGCTGTTTGTACGCCAGTAAACATCCGTGGTAATTCGCTTAGGGGTAGACGTGAATGTTCCGCCAGATGTAAACGTGAACGACCTTGTATGCCACCCAGACTGACCACGAGAGTGACTAACCGCTGTCCAAGACGAAAGACCACCAATCGTCACAGAGGCAACGTCGGAATCAGCGTAAAGACCACTTGGGGCAACGGCTCGAACAAACATGTAGTACGTGACTGGTGCTGAGGCGACACGACCGAAAATTGCTGAAGTAGCAGACGAACTTGGCTCAGTACCCCACTTCGTGTATGGACCACTAGATGAAGTTGAGTAGTAGACCTCGTACTTTCCGAGGTTAGCGGTCGAAGAAATTGACCAAGATAGGTCAATCCGTCCTGCATTGTTTGTCGCCACGAACGAGGTTGGAGTTTGTGGTTTCAGGTCGACAAGTTTTGTCCACCCACCAGAATCGTTGTCAGCCCATGCGGCAACAACACCGCGAGCAAACGTCGAAGTCGTCAGCCCTTTGGTGAGAACGCCAGGCGGATTGTCGGAGGACGGAGTCCAAGCACCGCTACTCCACGCCTTTATGTTGCTCATAGCGCTCCTCTAGTCGGCTATCAGCCGAACATTTTTGCCCAAGTCACAGGACCGACAACACCGTCGGCGGTCAGACCATTTGCTGTCTGCCACTTCTTTAGTGCTTCCTCTGACTTTGGACCGAAATCTCCATCAGCCTTTGCGCCAATTGCAGCCTGAACAAGTTTGGCTGCATCACCCTTTGAGCCCTTTTTGACAGGCGTTCCTGGATATTCGAACTTGAGTCCGCCTGCTGGTGCTTGAGCGGCAGGAGCGGCTGCTGCAGGAGCAGGAACACCGTCGCGTGCCTTATCACCGAGGCAGTACTGCCAGTGCCAAGCCTCGAACTCTGGCGACTTAGGGTCGTTCCCCTGAAGGTAGAAACCGTACTTCGGAGCGTTTTCACACATCCAGTCGAGGCACTTGCCACCCATGCTGGTCAGTTTCCCGCCAACCTCATAACCGAGGTCGATTGCCAGTCCAAATCCGTGATTGGACTTACCAGGTGTCGACGAAGGCGCTTTGCCAGCCTTGAGGTAATACTTTTTTCCGTTGTAGTCGCGGGTTACTTCTGGCTTGCGACCAGTTGGCTTGTCGTCGTAGCGGTCGCGGAACATTGCCATTTGGTCTTCGACTGGGCGATAGTCGCCAACATTGCGGAGTTTGAACCCAGCAGCAAGTGCAGCGTCGTACATTTCGTTGAATGCATCAGCGGCAACAGCCCACATTTTTCCGCCAGTTTTGACGCCTTTGAGCATCGCTGGTGTCAGGTTGCCGTTGCCAACTTTCTCGACAGCCTTGGGAAGAACGAGTTTGATGTATGGGAACTTCGACATGCATCAATTGTAGCATTTGAAAAAATGCTGAAATTATGCGCTATTCAGTATCTTGCTGTGATTGGTACTGTGCAATCAGCGCTGCGAGTTCTGTTTTCAATTGAGAAACCTGAGCCGCCAGCACGACATTTTCAAGAGTGAGGCTCTGAATTCGACGCGAGAATTCGTCAATGATTACCTGAGGATTGATTTGGTCGCTCATCTGGGTTCCTATTCTGGGATGTCTAGCGCCATGATGCGCTCGGCTGCCGACATGTAACGATACTTGGTTTGAAGCCCCCTGAACCACTCTTTAGCATTTTCAGAAAGATTCGGATAACTTTCTGGTTGTGGGAAGAAGTTGGGGTCGCCATTAAAGAACTTGCACAGATGCATCGGCGGCAAGGAATCAAGTTCATCAAGTATTTCCTGCGGCGGGTCAACGAGTTCAAAAAACCGTTTCGAGTACGTAGCCATTGGGTGCTGCTCGTCGCATGTTTCAGCAACATAAGCCCACTCGCGCATGTTACGCAAAAGTTGAACCAGAGACTTACCGAGCCTCATGTGTGAGTTCGACTCTGGCAATTCAAGACGCGGAGCCTTGACCATCTCACCATTAATTTCCTCGTACAGTTCAATGTAAACGAGATATATATCTGGTGCCATATCCAGAATGACCTCGAACACAAGCATGTTTTCTGGCTTGAATGTCCGCCCAAGGTCGGGTTGACCATCTTCATATGGGGTGTTATTTACTAGGAGCATTGGAAAGTAAGCAACACCATCGCACTTATACGGCATGCTGTAGTGATTCCCGTCTTCACCAAGATAAACGCACTTCATCATGACAAACATGCCGTGATTGTTTGGATTAGGGTCTTTGAACAGGACACTATCGGAAATCATTGCCTCAAACCTAGTTTCTTTTCAATTGCTACGTATGTCTCACAGAGGTTCAATAGTGCTAGCGCCTGAACTGCTGGTGTCCCATTAAGACCGACGGGCGTAACCTGTGGATTAGCAACATCGAGTTCGTCTGGATTAACACCGCAACGAATAGACATATCGTAGATGCGTTCGGCTATACGCTCCTTGAGTTCGAGAAGCGCCGCGCGTGGGTCAGGGGAGTCGAGAAATCCAGCCATATCTACCTATGAAATGATGCCATAAGTTTCTTGAAGAAAGAACCTTTGGACTCTTCTGCTATTTCGGCATCGACTGCTGTCTTCATCCGCCTATACGGACCAGCGGTTCCGTCGCTAGGTGCCAAGTGACCCATGCCGAACCCTGTTGTGGCAACATACTTGAAATCTGACTCATCATTGAAAATGATTTCACCAATAGCGGATTTACGCTCGAACGGGATTATCTGATACATCGGCGTGCCGTACTTGATTTGAAACGCTTTGTCGGTAGTGATATTCAGAACAACATTTGCCAGATGGTAAAAGTCGGTATGTACAACAGACGGAATTACCTGATAGTCGGACGATGGCTCGAAATAGGCTGGAAGAATCAACGATGACCACCCGCGAGCAGTTTCAAAACGCCACGGATTCACAATTTTTGGGTACATGCCCGTTTCAATCTTGCGAATACCCGTCATTGGACATTCGCCAGTTGTTTCATATGGGAATCCAGCAATAGAGGAAATATCTGCTGGCGGGCTGAAATTGTCCGCCTTCGATTCCCACGAGCCCCTACCGTCTGGGCGGAAGTAAAGATTTGTCCACATAGGAAGAGTTACTCCAGCACCAAGAAAATCGATTGTCCCTGCGCATCTGCGTATTGAGCCTTGTGTCTTGCCAATCATTCGCATCCACTGTGGCATCGCTGAAGGGGTCGAATTTAGATACGGGGGCATAGCCATAAGTCTGTTGTCAACAGGAGTAAACCTAATTTGACCAGGCTTTATCTTGTCGTTTCGCGACACTACTGAGCCCACTCGTCGTTAATTGTGTACAACTCGCGAAGAGCATCACCGTGGTCAACGAGTTCTCTGCTGTTTCTGGCAAGCCTGCTTTGGGTTGCTTCTCGTTCGACAATCTCACGAATAGCCAAGTTGTCGAGAACTTCAGTACATGGGAGTGGAGAGATTATCCCTTGTCCCTGTGCTACGTGAGCAAAGTGTGGTGCGTGAAACAACTGCAAATTACTTCCAGCAAAATCACTACGCAATGGGGGACGCACGCCCCATAGGTTAATCATCTCCTCTAATTCTGGTGTTAGAGGCATATTTTTCATTGCTTTCCAGAATTCGCTATCCTCCCTATCGCTGTAATAGTGAAGACGAATCATCGTAAGTATATTTTCCATTATTTTCTGGAACTCATGATTAACGCTATGAGCAAGTGTTTTGCTACCGCGCGGTGCATACGCAGCAATCACAGGAATGATTAGACGCATCTGCTGAATTGTCGAGCCAATGCTTGTTGCTTCGAGTGGTTCGACAAAAGCAGATGCCAATCCAACAGCAAAGCAATTATTTACCATTGCGTTCCGTAGATACCCAGCGTCAAATTTGATGGTCCGTGCATGTTCGAACTTGTATCCAGAAATCCTTTGCGCTTCTTCGATTGCTTCATCTTCGGAAATGAACGCCGAAGAAAATACATACCCATTTCCACGACGTTCTTGGGTCGGGATTTCCCACATCCATCCAGATGAAGCAGCACGCGCGCGCGTATACGGGCGAATTCTTCCGTTGGGGTCGCTCTCTGTTGGGAATGGGATTGCTGAGTCGCAAAGAAGGGTATCTGAAAATGATTTCCACTCAAGCCCATTTTTCAGTTGCCCCATAAGAACACGCTTGAAGCCAGATGCATCAATCCAGAAATCCGCATCGACGACTTCATTTTTGTCCGTCTTAACAGAAAGAATGTCGCCAGTTTCTGGATGAAGATTTACCTGCTGCACCAATCCTTCAATGAACTTAACTGAACGCTTGAAGGCTAGTGAAACAAAATATTCGTTTAGTTTGAATGTGTCGAAATGAAACTGATTTGTGGCATTATGCAGATGTTCTCTGCTAATTTTGTCGCGAACAAGACCGACACTGCTTGTTTGGGTTGTTAGTAGTTTTTTCTCTTCCAGATACTTCGTATAAGTACCGAAGTATCCCCACGCGAAAATATCATCAGAACCAGAAATGCTATGGAAATAATCTGGAGTATGGTTTGTCCAGTTTTCGTACCTAATTCCGTACTTGTGGGTGCCTTTTGTCTCGCGAAGAAGTTCATCAACAGGGATATCGCACATATCCATGAACTGACGCCAATGTTCGGTACTTCCTTCGCCAACGCCAATAATCCCGATGTCGGAAGACGAGATGACCGTTATGTGGGCACGTGGGAACGCCCTTCGAGCCATAATTGCTGCAATTAGACCAGCAGTTCCAGAGCCAACGATTCCAATTGACTTAGCAATTTTTGTCGGTTGTATTACTTGCTCTTCAGCCATGTTTTGACACTATCACGAGTACCAACTGACGAGCGACTCCTTGACGCCAGCCGTTACTGGATGGGCGATGTGTTGGTAAGGGAAGTTACTTGGAAACAGAACCACACTTCCAGCGGTTGGTGGTATTGAAATGTCGTAGACGGGGAATTCAAGTTCCCCACCAGCGTCTGGCGTATTTAGAAAGGCAACAACACTGAAGACACGCTGATTATCCCTGAAGTGGTCATGATGAAGATGGTATTCAGCACCAACTGTATATCTAAGTACGGAAAACACTTCGTGGATATTGTTTGATAACTGATTTTCCCGCTGGTAATCAGAGACAACATCTTTCAGTTTAGAAAAAATATTGTCATGAAAAAATGCTGAAAGTTCAGTTGGTTGATACGGCGGAAACAACGGAATAAGGTTGCATGAAAGCGATGTCCTGATAGAGGAAACAGCACCCATACCAATACTCGAATCACGCCATTCTATTTCCGACCACTGGTCGCCAGCCTCAGCATCAAGCATTTCCATAAAGCGTCGTGCATCATCTGGCAGAAATACGTCAGAGTAGACATTAATACATGGTGCAACTGTTTCGCAATTCATACAACCTCGAAAGAGCCTTGACAATACGGAATTCGTGATTCGCGCGTATCCATGATGTTGAAATCAAAGACGGAATAGTTGTATGTTCCAGCCTCAGTAAATCTTCCAACAAAGAACAATTTATGTCGCTCGCATACGCGTGGACGTTTTATGGTTAAAATCCCTGAAGGGGAAGAATATTCAATGACAAAGGTTTTTGAGAAAACTGTAAATTCATCAACTATTTCAATAATATGTGCGAACCCAGACCTAATAGATGAATCACAGTGCATCCTCTTTTCATGAGGAATTGTTCCTATTTTGACTTCGTCACCATCGTCAGATATAACAACCTGAAGATGAGATAGGGAAGCGGCACGTTTTGCTTCTTCTGGAAGTTCTCCGCTTACGTCGAGCAGTTTTTTTGGAACAAAAATGGCGCGCTGCACGCCAACATGCTACTACGCGAGTTTTGCCCGCACAAGAGCGAGGGATGAAAGTTGAACTTTTACCCTGTCGAGTTCTGGAATCATGGCACGTACGTCGTTTGGGTCTGGAAGGTCAGCCTCGCCAGTGAATGTGTCTGGGTCGACTCCAAGGCGTACCAGCAATGCGTAAATCTCTGCAGACAGCGACTTTTCGAGTTGAGCCAGCATCTCATTTTTGACAGACGATTCAATATTGAAGTCCACTTTTTTCTCCAGTTTTACACGTTGAGTAGAACGTATGTGCTTCCAGATGTCGCAGAATAGTTATCGCTATCCTGCACGTAACCTGCATCCGTATAATACAGTATACTTGGGCTGATTGAGTCAGTCACGATGAGGATTGCTCCTCCGCCGCCAGCCCCACCGCGTTTACCTGCTTGTCCAGTAACCGCTGGCGCAGCCTTCCCAAAGTTAACTCCATCATTCACTCCGCCAGCACCACCTGTATATACCGTAGGAGCAACATGGTGATGATGCCAGTTTGGTTGGTGACGTTCACTTACTCCACCCGAGTGATTTGCTGGGGCATGGCTAGCGTGCGAACCACCACCTTCGTGATGGTGTGCTGGTTTATGGGTATGGTCATGGGCTGGCAAGCCGTAGTGGGCATGGGCGTGACCATCGTGTCCGCCAATCGAGCCATGCCACCAGCGCCCTCTCCATGAACCGTTACCAGGTCCGTTATGTGCGGAATGGTGACCGTTCGGCTTTTGGTGTCTTGTTCCTAGACCGTGCCCATGACTCACCTGATAGTAGGCATGCCACCAATGTCCTGGATTGTCATCGTGACCCCAGTGATGCCCTCCACCATGTGGACCGTCGTTGTGTGGATGATGATAAGAACCGTTGTGATGCCAGTGAGGGCTTCCATGATGATGTGGAGTCGTGTGGTGGTTTGGTCCAGTCACATGACTTGTGTTGCCCTTGAGGTGTACGGCGTGGTGCTCCTGCACATGCTGCTGATAGTGGGCATTCGTTGCATGGGCATGTCTATCTGAGTGGTTTGTGAAGTGGTCGGTATGATTATGGGTACGTCCATCAGGGTTTGCGTGTGAATAGTTTGGGGCGGCACTTCCACTAGCACCAGCGGTACCTCCAGACCCCGTTGAACCAGCGGAACCAGTGGAACCAGAGATACCGTTCGAAACAAACGCAGCATTCGACACATTTGTAACTATTGTTTTTGCTGCAACAACTACAACTGCACCACCCTGTCCGCCCGAACCTCCTGCTCCACCAATACCAGGTGTTGCGCCAGTCGCCGTTCCGTCAGCACCAGGATTCCCTCGACCTCCAGGTACGCCTACTGTTGTCGTGTAGCCAGGTCGAGTTCCGTCTGACCCAACTTTTCCAGCCTTCCCTAACCACGAATCAGAGTTGGTGTATGCGGGGACGGTTGCGCCAGAAGAACCAGTTGTGCCTTTTGACCCGCCACCAGCAATTACTTGTCCGAGCACTGGGTCGCTGAAAATTCCTCCAGACATAAAATTTATGTCTTTGTAAAGATAAGAAGGTAGCGCCGTTACGCCAGGAGAAGTTGAACCTCCACCCTGCCCACCAATCCTGTACTGAATAGCACTGGAAGACGTTCCTTTAACTGTTCCATCGGCTACTGGGTCTGGGTCGATATGTGTGCCATTGTATGCATCAAGAACTTTTACACAACCAATAAAACCATCAAGCGTGAGAGTCCCCTTGACAAACACACGAAATCCATTTGTATTAAGTACTCGACCAAAATCAACTGTCAAATTGTTGTAGTACATATCGCGAGTCAATGTTGTATTTGCTGAAATAACAACATTTCCATCCGAACCAGTACCGTAGATTTTGTCATTACCAAGACGCTGAGTAAACGTCTTAGTCGGTGTATTTGATGTTCCGCTCATTGGCTACACCAACTGCATGTAGTTAGCCGTTCCTGGTGCATATCCAGTTACGTCTGTTGATACCGATGCTGGCAGTGCCGCACCAGAAGAAATCACCAACACAACACCACCACCAGCGGGCGATGTTCCTGGTGCCTTTATATACGCAGTTCCAGTTGGCGGACCAGCGATGTAACGAGCCGCAACAATAACTACCCCGCCGCCAGCCTGCCCAGAGCCACCAGCACCTCCACGAAGAAACGTTGGTCCTCCAGAAGCGGTAACAGAGTATCCAAGAACAGCCTGCTGTGGAACGGTAAACCAAACAGAACCACCGAGAGCGGCAGTTGGGGCAGTCGCTGTATAGCCGTTAGCAGAACCCCCAAGAGAATGAGTAACAGACGTTGCTGCAGCGCCGCCCTGCGCAATCGTCCCAGCAGTCGAGTAGCCAGTCGAATAACCAATCACAGCATTTGCCCCAGCAAAGGTCAGAAGATTCTTCACAAATATTCTGTATCCGTTGGGCTTGAGTTGAACACCAGCGTTGATTGTCAGATTGTTGAAGAACATATCCGTGGTCATCGAGTAGACGCTCGATGACGGAGCCATGCCAAGAACAGTCGTAGTGCCGTCTAACGTCGCATTACCATCAGCACCAGTTCCATAAACGGAATCTGGTGCATCAAGAAATTGCGCTAGCGCATTCGAGGCTGGGAACCGTGCTACTCCTGCCATCACGCCTCATATGCGTTAATTGTTACAGTCACGGTTGTTGCGCTGGTGACAAAATAAAGTTTTTCTGATGACGTGAGATAAATATTCGTGTTGTACGTAAGCGTTTCGTTTGCGGCTACCGTTACTGTCGACAAAATACGGTTTGCTGCCGCGTCAGACGAGCCGATACCTAGCGTCACCGTTGCCGATGTTCCAGCAGTGTTGGCGAATGCCACCTGTTTGACAATGCCGTATGTCCCAGATGGTGTGTAGCGACCAGAGGTTGTATCCGTATATGACGTGACGCCAGCCTTGGGACCGAAGCGAACTGGTGTGTATGCCATTAGATGACCTCCATAAGGAACATTGTCTCGATGTCTTCTTGACTTGCAATCGTAGAATATGCGCTGCCGTTATTCGTGAACTGCCACGTGTCTGTTGTTTCATTCCAACGAATTGCTGTTGCTGAACTGGAACCTCGCTGGGCATATATGTGCGCATTGCTTGACGGTGTACCACTCTGTGAATAGTTCATGTACAGCGCACCGTTAGAGCGGATTTGTCCGCCACTGACATAACTATTGCCAGTCACAAATGTATCGCCAATAACTGATGCATAACTGAAAATGCTGCCATCAGCACCAACATAAGCAAGAGATGAACCAGACGAATTCTGCCATTCCGTAAGTGACGATGACTGGCTCGACAAACCCTTGAGCAGCAAGCCGCGCGTGGACGTGGACGTTGGCGTAACAGTAAGCGATGCTCCAGATGAGTAACTGCCACCGATACCAGTCTTTCCGCTGATATTGATTGAGCCAGTCGCATACCCGATATTGACTTCTGGCGATGCTGTTCCAAGGTTGATGGTCGAAACCATCGTTCCAATCGAAAGCGTGGACGGTCCTGATGTAATGAAACTGAACGTTCCTAGCGTTGATGTAGTAATGCTGGACGTAATAGATGGACTGCTAATTGTCGGCATTGTTCCAAAAACAACGGAACCGCTGCCAGTTTCGTCAGTAAGTGCTGAAGCAAGGTTCGATGACGTCTGAAGTGTAAACTGCGCAAACCCGCCCATTGTTGTGGCGAGTCCGCTAATGCTTCCTCCGAGCGAAACGCTTGAGCCATTGATTTCAATTGAACTGTTCGCCAGTTTGTTGTTAGCAATTGAACCAGCCAACATAGTGTTGGTAACAGTGCCAGTATCTGTCGTGTAGATACCGTTTGTAACTGTTCCAGCATTTCCGCTGACGTTTCCAGTTACGTTTCCAGTTACGTTTCCAGTTACATTTCCCGTAAGGTTGCCAGTTACGTTGCCTTGAAGTGTTCCGACTTTTAGTGTGTCATATGTGACGCCAGTAAAATTGACGACACTGTCTGTTGGTTCTGATGCATTGGAAATAAGTTTCCAGACGCCATCGGATGCATCTCGGACTAGACCAGTGTGAAAGTGCCCAGCACTTATATCGCCGTATGCACCGTAGATGCCGATGTCCAGAGCATCGTCATTAAATTGTTCGGCTGCAAGATAAATAAGAGAGTCTGTAATTTCCAGATTTGTAGAACTAACAATAGTTTCTGAACCAGTTACAGTCAAGTTTGCAACAGTCAAGTTTTGCAAATTTAGGGTATCGGTATTTACCCACGTGGATGACGATGAATCGTATTTGAGCGTGTCGTGGTTCGCGACAGATGCAATCTGGACATTGTGCAATTCATCTAGTTCATAGCCGTTTTGACATGCAACATAGACAATTCCATTACTTGTTGCTCGTACGACAACACCAACAAATACGAGATGGTCTGGCGCAGAAGGCTTAGTTGATGTAAACGCACCATCATCACCCAACCAAAGGACAGTTCCAGGAGAGTAAGAACTTAGGTTAATTCCATCGACATACCCACGAGTAATTACTGGTCCATTGCCGTTAACACCAATAGATGCACCGACAATACCAACCGTTTTTGACGAAGTTGATTCGGCACTTTTATCAGCCCTTTTGACTGTTGCATGGTCTCCAGTGGCACCAAACAAATACACAACAGTTCCAACTGGAAGCGTTACGGTATCTACGTTGCGCACATATGAGACAACCGATGAATGCTTGTTGACCCATTCCGTGCCGTTGTACTCAAGCGTTTGGAACTCTTCTGGGGAAGTAATGACCACATCAGTAAGGTCATCCAATGTCGCAGCACCACCACCAGCACTGGTAGATGGCGCAAACTTTGTTCCGTTATAGGCAAGAACTTGGTTGAGCGTAGCCCCTGTTGTATCTACTTCAATTCCATCAACAAAAAGCGCTGCCGCTTTGAAAGTATCGTCCGTCTTTAGGACATCGGCACCATCACGATAGAGAACAGTATCTCCAGCAACGGAACCAGACGACCACGTAATTCGACCGCCAGCATCAACCCTGAAACGGGGATGGTCATCATTCACTACGCGAGCGGAGACAGCCTCATCACTCGGTGACGAAAAATCTTTTCCGCTGAGCGGAGTTCCTACGAATTTTGTCATTTACAGCCTCAACTGTGATTATGTAGCGCGCCCCTCAAGGCGCTGTCAAAATTACTTTGACTCTGCAGCACCCTTGCCGAACGCTGTGTCGTTCGGGTTCAGGTAACGCATGATGACTGGGAGAGCAGCAGCCCAAAGAGCGTTCAGCGTGACCTTCCAGTCCTGCGTCGCCGCATACGTGGAAACGGCAGCACCAAGGACGCTGCGACCGTACGAAGCAAGAAGAGCCTTGTTTGCAGCGGTGAGTTTCATTTACTTTCCTCCGTTATCAGGATGGGTTTGCGCCAGTGACGACGACACGGTAAGCACCAACACCTGGTGCACTTGAGAACGAAACGCGAACTGTGTTGATTCCAGTTCGAGCAATATCAGCAATGACCGTTTCACCAGTCGCTGTCTCGAAAACTTGAACAATTACATCGAGAGTTTCAAAGTCGTGCTTGATGTCGTAGTACAGAGCCACACCGTTCCCGATGGTTTTCGCCATGATGCGAGCCAACGCAACGTTGTAACCTTCAGACTGCCCACTTCCAGCAGTTGTTCCGTTTGTGCCAGCAGTTGGGTTAACCGCAAGCGTATGGCGTGCAGCAACCTCATCGTCTGAACCAGTACCACCATGAACGACTGGCAATACGCCGCTTACGTACGCTCCGTAAGCAAGGTCAATCTCCGTAATATCGAGTACGCCGTCTGTCAGCGTGAGACCAACACCAGCGATTGATGAGTCAACCTTCAGCCCACCAGTAAGGGTAAGACCACTATTTGTGCCGAGATTGATGGCAAGACCTGGGTACATCCCATCGCCAAATGTGAGACCAGAATTTGATGTCCTCAGGCTGATGCTGATTTCACCGTCTGTGTAAGCAAGACCACCAACATTCGCAGCACCAACGATGTCTGAATTGATTTTCAGACCATCTGCCGTTGTTGCCAGACCGACAAAGTTGCTGTCGACCTTGATTTGCAGGTCATCGCTGACAATTTCGATACCACCAGCGGCAGCGACATTGACAGACAGAGCGCTTCCGCCACCGCCACTTAGACCATCACCAGCAGCGGATGCGGCGAGACGGAGGGTGTCAGAGTTGATTTCGATTGTCGTGCTGTCGACATTGACACTAAGGACGTCGCCAGTCTTATCAAGACCGTCGCCTGCAAGAATGTTGCCAGCGACAGAGAAGAGGGAGAATTCAAGACCAGTAGAACCGACGTTGATTGGACTATCGGTAATGAGAACCCAGCCAGAATCTCCGTTTAGGTCTCCACGCTCAACAAACGTAAAGAGACCAGCCGTAACTTCTGCGTTTGAGTCAGCATCGGTTGCGCGGCTCGGTGCTCCAGATGAGGCAACAACGTAAATGCCGTTTTCTGATGCTGTGTCTTGGTCCTTAACGAGGACGCGGTCGCCAGCGACAAGCGTGTACCCGTCAATCTGGTCGCCAGCCTCAAGTCCTGTTGAAAGCGTGATTGGACCAGTGGTAGCAACCTTGACGGACTGCTTAACGTCGAGACCAGCACGGGCTGAGTCGACATACGCCTTGTTGGCAACGTCTAGGTCTGCACTCGGAGCGGAAGCCTGAAAACGACCAGCGGCATCACGGATAACAAGCGTGCTGGTGCTGTCAGAAGACGAAGCGCCATCAAGTTTCGACTTGTCTGACGCTGACATGAAGCCAGACGCTGATGTGGTGGCATCAGAGATGGCAATAGTGACTTCACCATTTGATTCGTTGACGTCGATTGCGCCAGCATTTGTGCCAGTGGAATCAATCGAGGTGATGATTTTGCGCCATGCCGCAGCGGTAATGTCATAGACCTTGACAACACCCTCTGTGGTATTGAAAATAAGACGACCGTCAAAGAGGTTGGTATTCGGGTCGCTTGAGACCGACTCGAAGCGCCCGTTCAGGATTTGATTCTGAACGAGGTCTATGTTTGTGACAAACCTTGTAGCCATTTACAAATCCTTTATGTGAGGTAGGCGTATCCTGAAAATGGTGCGGTAAAAGACACATTTACCTGTGTTTCGCTTATATATCTTACCTCACCAATAACCTGTGTGCCTGCAGAGTCCACAACAGAGACGGATGGGTGCCCGCCAAGGAGGTGCTCGATTGTCCATTCCGCAGATGGGGTTGGCTGTGAATGAATGTGACGTTCGTTTTGCTGAGTAACAGTTGTAATGGCGGTGAAGAATGGCGTATCTGGCCAGCCAGCATCAGTCTTTGGACCGTAGAAATCGCCCGTGGCAACGTCAATGTAATAGTCGCCAATTTTGCCGTACGAAGAAGGGATGTAGGTAGGCATCGGTCAATCAGCCCCCAACGTCGATTACTACCGTCCACGGCGGTCCGTCTGAGTAGAGAAGGCTGGTACGTGATGCCGCTGAACCAGCAATGCTTACGTAAACCTCGTTAGGCATCTCGGCATTGACGGTGACAACATTGCGGACCTCCTCGACAAGGACGTCAATTGTTTCCTCGGTTGTCGTTCTGCTGGCTCGCGGCGAAGTCACTTTGTAGCCTCCCTATCCACCCTGAAGGCACCCTTAACAACCCGATGTACGGTGCCGTCTTCCTTGAAAATCTCTAGGTCGTAGACGCCATTACGGGTAAGAGTTGCAGTATCTGCGGCAGTGAGATTTATATGAATCTCACCAAACTCGCCATACACAGCGACTCGCCCGTTGGTGGTCGTTAGGGCAATCAATGGAGTAGTTGCGTCGTAGTCCTTACGGACGTGCATTCTGGCTGAGAATTCAGACAGGTCATACATCGTCCCATCAGGGTTCGTAAGTGTGAAGACGCGCTGAAACGATGCCCCTTGCTCGCACACAATGTTGTAGACACCCGCAATCATCGAACCCTCCGCCTATGCGGCTAGAAACCATATTGATTTTAGACCAATAAACAGCCTAGAAATTGGAAGGTTTGAGTGAATTACTCGTCTTCTCCGAAGTCTGACATCCTGTGCTGTGTGAGAACCATGTCTTCGGCTGTTTGAATCATTCCGAGGGCTAGCCATGGGCTCATTTGCTCGCTGGTCACGAGCGAAAGTTCGGTAGAACCGTGCTCGTTGAAAACTTCAGCGATAACAATGAAGTTTGCAATAAATTTATTTGGAACTGCCTTGGCGACCAAATCTTCAATTTGGGGCATGTCATCGTCTTCGAAATCAGCCACCAGCCGTGACCTCCAAACTCTGAACCCGAGCAACAAGTTCCGCAACGAGCGATTCCAACTGCGCATTCCTCTCCTCGCAGATTTGCTGTTCAGTGCGAACTGCGTCTAGTTCAGACTTTAGCCTATCGACCTCGTCCCTCAGGTCTGAAACTATCTGTCCGTACACAGAAAAAATAGAGTCAACTTGATGGTTGGCGGCATCGACAGCAACAGCCCTATCCTCGCTTTTGTGTTTCCTCATAACGACAATGGCAGAAATAAGGGCTGCAGCCAATGTTGTTGCGGACACGATGATTTGCTGCCAAATCTCTACCATCTTTACGCCGCCTGCCGCTCGTGCTGATATACGAAGACGGCGCGCCATGTACCATCAACCATAATGTTGAGGGCATTTATAGCACGCCACTCACCATTATGACGCAAATAAATAGCGCGTGGCATAACCCACGCATCATCAAGACGAATACGTAGAAAACCCTCTTGGTCGTTTACAAGTCGAACCATAGGTCGCCATCCTGTGCGCTGGTAGGAGCGTCTGCTTGAACGTAAATCTGACGAGCATTGGTAATTGCCCCACCAGATGGACGGTTGCCCCATTGGTAAACATAGGCGTTGTTTATTTCTGTTTCCGTGTAGTAACGACCGTCGCCCCAAGTCTGAAGACCATCGATTTTCGAGTAGTCAACGCTATTAACCATTGCACTCGTGACGGAAGCAGTATCTCCTGTCGTGACAATCGTTCCGTTGACGTTGGGAACAGTCAGTGTTCGTGTCGTTCCAGTAGAAATACCAGAAACATCAAACTTCATTTTTCGCGTCGCATCAGAACTTGCCACAACGGAAGTGCTGGCATCAACAACTGACTTATTTGTCAGAGTTTCCGTGCCAGCAAGCGTTGCAAGCGTTCCTCCTGCTGGGAGGGTAATTGATGTTGTCGTCGTCGCAGTTAGCGTGACAGAGTGACCACCAACAGTGATAAGTGATGAATTATTGGCAAGCGTAAGTGTTGCCCCAGTTGCTGGTGCCGTAATCGTGACTTTGTTCAGGGTTGTGGCAATACCGTTTCCAACAGTTACATCGCGTGTTGATGTATTAACAAAGTCGTTCAAAGAAACCCATGAGCCTGATGAATCTGTCCCATTGAAGAAGAACAACTGCCCGTTGGTGGTGTTGTAAAACAGGGAACGCTCGTACTGCGCTGCTGGTGTTGGGTTGGTGGTGCCGTAGTAGAAGCCACCAACACGTGACTCGATGTTTGCGTGCGAGTCATCCATCTGCTGGCGCGTAAAGACATCGCTGTCCAACTCCCAGCGGTAGATGCCCAATCGTGTTGTCTGTGATGCAGTCATTATTCCTCCAGCGACTTAACTGATGTAACTCATGTCGAGCGCAAAACCTGCTGGCTTCGATGCATACAGTGCTGCAGCGAGAAGAACAGGCGTTGTTTCTTCCACAATCGTTTTAGCAGTAATAGTGAACGGGCTAGTCGGACTCTGTCCAAGAATTATGGTTTTGGTGCCAGATAGAACACGTTGTGCAGCCTCATACATTGCACCGTATGTCCCACCTCTGGATGAGTATGCATTGGTTTGCAGTTGCCAGCGGAAGTATTCCTCAAGACCGATGAGTTCAATGTCGTATGCCTCAATCTCTGACCAGTCGACATCCGTACCAGGGTCAGCGGTATCGATGTCAGCCCAATTAGCCCAAACTTTTGGCAAGTTTGCCCAAGGAGTCAAACCAGCGCTGGAATCGACGAGAGGCGCACCAGTGAATTGTGCCAGCCAGCGCGCAGTATCAACATCGACAAGTGTTGGATTTGTCAGTTTGCTACTGAATTCGCCTTTTCCTTCGTTCCATGAATCAACATGGTCAAGATTTTCAATGTCATCAACTATGCCGTAAACGTCTTGATACGCAACTGTTGAAATATGCAATAAACGAGCCAAGCCAGCAACTACTGGGGTAGCGAGTTCATCGATGTCCATTATTTCTGGTGGCATTTGCGACTGGACAACAAGCGTTGGTGTGTCGTAGGCATGGAATAGCGTAGGAACAAGAATCGGTCTTGCGAAATAAATTGGTGACCCATTGTGCCCAGAGATGGTGATAGACAAAGATACGAACTGAGGCGTTTCGACTACACCAGCAGAAATCCTGTTAAGTCGAGGGAAAGCCCATATCCCTTTAGTTGGACGCACGTCCACGGTTTGACTGACTACGGCTTCTGGTTCAGGAAGAGCACTAATGCCAGCAGGGTTTTCTCCGCTGATAGATAGGACAATTTTTTCGTCACATTTGATGTAGAAACCAAAATCGACAGATGTGCCACGAAATGCTGAAGGAATTTCGATTGATGGAATCGAGATGACAACATCACTACTCGGAGATGTTGGCAGGAGGTGAAGATACGCAGAAACGTTTGTTGGTCCACCCTCCGTCTCAATGGTGTGCCCAGCATTGGTCAACTCCCACATACCAATACCACCAACTGGTGTTGCCGTATCTCCAGAAAAAATATTTGTCGCACGAGCCATGTTTTATACGGCTCCAGTGACGTTTATGGACGAAACATTCGGCAACGTAAATGGGTACGCGAACGCGATATACCCGCCATCATCGGTGATGTATTCAGCCAAAACCTCCGAGGGAGACAGACCGATGTCTAGCGAAATAACGCGAGCAACACCCGCGACAGATGAAGCGACACCAATAAGCGTGTTTCGGTAGACATTCGAATTGAATTGCCACGTAGATGGAGAGAGATATGCCTCAAGTGCCGTCTCAACAGCCTGTCGAACGGAAACTGCACCGTATGTTGGCTTGTGTTCGATAACTGTATCTATCGTTACATCCACCATCAATGGGGCAATGGAAGTGAAAACAAGACCAGCAGTTGATTTGTCTCGAACGGCATTCTGAACAACCTGATAAGCAGAGTTCCTTATAGGCAGACCAGTCGACTTTCCAAACACAAGACCCACTGCTCCAGGTACGTCGTTGTAGTCGGTGGGCTGAATCAGAATCTCAATATATGGGTCTGGACTGACTCCATCGCTCGTAACAGAATGGAATGGTGCTGATGACACTGGAAGATATTCGACAGCCATATCAAGTGACGACGCAGTATTGAATGTAATTGTGTAAGTACCAGCAAGGTTGTCGTAACTTGCAGAGTCGATTATATAGGTGCTTCCAGATGTGCTTGTGCCGTTTATAGCCTCATCAGCGGCTGCATCATCTGCATACCGAACAATAATTCTGGTGACACCAACGGTAATGTCTCCTTCAATGAAGGAACACTTTTCGGTAGGCGCTGTCCAGTCTGTGCCAACTTCAACGACTGCCGTTACCGTAGGACCAGTACGCTCTACGGAGGAAACGCGCATGTACCTAAACTGCGTCAAGTCTGACACATAGGCGCGCTGGATTTCCTGTGCGTATACACCGAGATAGTTCTGCATTTGCGTAGACGTAGCGAGCGACTCCGAACGTGATGCTAGAAATGCTGCCCCACGCTGGAAGTAAGAAATATCAGTTTCCTCATCCTCGCCTTGTGTCATTGCTCCGTACGACTCTGCCGACAGAACGCCAGCAGCGCCAGTAACTGGTGCAAATACTTCACCAGCAGGGATTGTTGGAATAACGCCAACAAGGAGACACTCACACTCGCCAGTTCCAGTCGTGTTTCCAGCGGTTATAACAATGTCTTCAACTAGTGAGAAAAAATAGGTTTCCTGTACGCCATCAACAAGTGTTGAGTAACTGAAAAGCGCACCTGTTGGAATTGTTGTATCAGATGTTGTTGACATTATTTCAACAAGAATGGTCACGCGTGCAGAGATGGACTGTTGACGCTCGAACCCGTATAGGTTTAAGATTCCTTCCATCAAACCGTTAGGGATACGATTTACTGTGCCCACCAACTGTGATGTGGCATACGAAACAGCCTGAAGAAGCGCCTCTTCTACGGAACCAACGCGAGGGTTGAACTCGGGTAGTGCAATATCCTGCGCGTATGTAATTGCGTCTAGGTAGATGGAACCTGGGTCTTTGTCATAAAGCGTCAGGTCGATGTATGGGGAAAAATCAGGAGACGGCATTTATGACCTCGAAATCGATGATGAGCGCGGATGTGCCAAGACTTTCAGCGGCACGGCTGTTCTGCTGTTGAACGCGAGTCAGCCTAATTTCTGGAATATTTTGGGCGATGGTCACTGCCAATGAAGTTACGTCAGATTCAATTTTGAAATCTTCGTATGGGACACCGACGTCCTGTCGAAGGGGTAAATCGCCAAATTTTGTCAAAGATAGGTTCAAAATGAGTTGACTGTAGTAATCCCTTGACCCCTCTGGGTGCGTGGCGAGTCCAGTCGAGTTAAAGACTATGGGGAATTTAAGTATATCCACGACGGCTAACGCTCCAGTTCGACCCAGCGCAAAACGGACTCATCCCAATTGTACGCTTTTCCGTCTGCTGGAAAGGGAACAGGTGGCTCCCAAATGAACGTTTCTGCGTTTAGTCGCCATGATTCGAATGGCTGCGGAGGTATAAATGCGTCTTGTTGCGCGTCATAGGTATAGCCGATTCCCGCAAAGTTTTTCCGAAATGAGGAATTGTATGAAGTTTGCACCCATGTGCCTTCCATTAGCCCAGAGCAGAAAGAAGCACCAACCGACTCGTCTTCGTAGCCTTCAGAATTCAAGCAGTCATCGTTATGGATGAACATGACGAAATCAACAAGTCCGTCATCGTTTATTCGAGCGAAATGAGCCATCAGACTGGGTACCTCACCCATACCATGCCAGAACTACCGCTCCCAGCACCGTAATATCCTCCACCTCCACCAGCACCGCAGTTGGCATCAGCAGAAGAGCCATATCCGCCAGCAGCGTTTCCTCGCCCTGCGCCTCCACCTCCAGAACCGCCTAGTGCTGTTCCTCCACCGTTTCCGCCTCCGCCTCCGCCTCCGCCAGCACGGGCGACTAGGGAAGAAGGGTCAGCCCAGCCAGAGATATAAGGGAAGACCTGACCCGCGCCACCATATCCACCAGTTTCGTTAGGGCTGCCATTTCCATTAGAACCCGCAGCACCTGCTCCACCACCGCCTCCTCCGTTATAGAAGCCGCCCGTTCCTCCGTTATTGCCATACGACCCGACTCCGCCTCCAGCGAATCCGCCTCCACCTCCGCCAGACCCGCCAGAACTTCCCGTTGTCCCAAATGCACCCCCAGCACCTCCGCCAGTCACAGACGCGCCGAGTGCAGATGATGCACTTCCAGAAGACCCACTAGCACCTCCGCCACCGATGACAACAGAGTAGGAACCAGAGCCAACACGCGAGATAGACGAGACTGTTCTACCCCCTGCTCCGCCTCCTCCTCCACCATTGCCGTCAGCCCTACCGCCGCCTCCTCCTGCAAGAAGCATCACTTCGACATCATCGGTTCCAGATGAAACTGAAAATGTTCCACTTCCAGTGAAAACGTGAACCTTGTATCCACCGTATGTATACGTCGACGCTCCTCCAGTAGCGGAAATTTTAGAAACCGACGGAGTGCCAGAAAATGTTTGCGTCGCAACTGTTGTACCAGCAATTTTCACAGTGACAGTAAATGAATAAGAACTTTTTGATGTTGGTGTTCCAGTAAATTGGAACACGTCATTTGTGTAACTCCAAGAAATACCGCTTGGAAGAGACCCGCTCGTTATTGTTGCAGTTCTAGATAATGGACTGCTAAATGAAAATGTAACTGCATATGACTGCGAGTAATATTGCCCATAAGTCAGTCCGCTAAGTGTCGAACTAGAAAGTGTTCCGACTGGGCGCAACATCGATGCGACTACGCCATACATAATTAGACCGCCAAGTCACCAAAGACATGCCAAGTGGTAGTCGAGTATTTGACGAGCGTAGCAACAGACCAGCGTGTGCGGAGTGTCGTTCCAGTTGATGTAAGTAGTGTCACTCCAGCGGCAGCGGCAATTGTATTCGAGTACAAATTTGTCGCTACTACGTGTATTTCTGTTCCAATAGCGAACGGCACAGAAGCATCAGTTGGAACCGTAATGGTGTTATTGCCGCTATACGAACTTAGGCGAAGCATTTTGCCGTCATCGGTAGAGGTAAGAGTTCTCCCACCATTTCCAACCTCTACAAACTGCATTCTATTTTTTGTAAAACCCGTCAATGTTGTAGCGGAAATTGTTGTCGCAGACACTGTTGGAGCGCTAATTGATGCTGATGCAGATATTGTTGAGGTTGAAGAAATGCTTACCGCATTTATGGCATTCGCCTCTATGTCCTCAGCAGTCAATGTTCCAGTAATTGTTGGACTATGCGATGACAGGGGTCGCGAGGTGAAGGTTCCAAGACAAATAAGTTCCGTCATCATGTTGTTCAGGAAAGCAACAACAACCCTGTCGCCAGCAGAAGGTACGATGCCAACCACGAAACATGGTCCAAACTCATCTTTTGTACCAAGTTTGGGAACGGTTACGTAAACCTGCCCACCATGAACGCGTGTAACGTTCGCGATGTACGTACCGCCAGGCTGAAGTCGATTAGACGTAGCCTTCGTTCTGCTGATGAAGTTGGGGGTTGGGTCGATAATCATTCTGCCCACCTTGTGTACGGACTACGTGCGTTCTGCGCAGCAATCTTGACACGCTCGACGTACTGTTCAAGGTACTCGTCGGTTGCAGCAGTTGGAGTCTTGCCCTGAGATGTGAGGTAATCCTTATTCTCCTGCCGTCTCTTCGCAGCAAATACCTTTTCGGAAGCAGCAGCATCGTCGCTCTCTTTGATTTCGAGCGCAGCCTCTGACTTGGATGCATCAGCAGCCTTCTTCGTCTGCTCCTCTGGTGTACGGAAAGAAATTCTCACAGGACCAGGTTCGCTTTCTGACCATTCAACACCCGTGATGATGTAGTACCCGTTGAACATTGGCGCATAGTTCATCAAACGCGCAGTCATGCCTGGACGAATCATTTGTGCGTTCCCGTACGGGTCGTTCCACAACACCGCACTGCCGTCAGCAACTCGCCAGTCATTGTCGCTCTTCTTCATGGACGGAAGTTCCAGAATCACGAATTTGTCGTCGTAACCGCGCTGAGGGAAACGAAGTGGAACATAGTAAATCTTTCTGCTTTGCCGCTTTCCATTTTGAATCACATATCCATCTATGGACGTCGGACCCCACGTTTTCAGCAAATTTTTCTGGCTTAGAAAGAAGAGTATTCCTTCCTTTTTTGTTGTTGCCTCATAGGGGATGGAGACTACAAAACACAGAAATTCAGCCTCGTCGCCAAGGCGCTTAACGACATCCCAAACAGACTCATCTGTCTTCTCATTTTTGGCTTGCGGGATTGACTGCGTTTTAGACGTCTGCTGACCTACGAAATATAGATTGAATTCTTCTGCAATCTTTTTCACGTAGTCATAACTAGATGTTGAGCCATAGTTCCGTGGTTTCTTATCGCGTTTCATCCTCTGAATAGAACGCGGAAAACATTCGACAGAGACAGAAGCGTCGCCACTTTCACTAGAAGAAATATCAACAGACGAAATCTCGTACCGTTCGCCACGGAACTGAACATCACGACGCAACTGAAAGTAGTTGTTTTTTGTGAAAGTCAAATCTTTATCATGAACAGTAAATGACACTTGCGATGCAATATCCATCGTATGGCTGATATTTACCGACGTGATGGCGTCTGTAATATCTGACCACTTGTTTTGGTCGAGACTCCCAACCCGCAGAATGTCTGAAGTAATCATATTGATTATCTATTGGCTGCTCGCGCTAGTGCTCGTTTTTGAGCAGGTGTAAGTATGATTTTCGAGGGGATAATTCCGTTATTGCCGCCAAGCGTCGAACTGTATGTAGTTTGATTTCCAGTAGCAGGAGGCTTTCCACCAGGCTTTTTCTTTGGCTTAGTTGGGGTGTAGTCAATTTTTGGAAGTTTCAAAACAGTAAGCACTGGATTGCGAACTTCTGTAAATGACAAAGATACAGTTGCTGCCGCAATGCCAGCATTGCTTGAAATATAACGCTGAACATTCATGCTCATGTCTGTTATGTGAAACATCATATTAGAGGTCCGAGTTACGCCGCTGTAGTACAACGGGTCAATAAGCAGACCACTCGCATTACTAAACACAATTCCTTGCTTGCAGGTTGCCATTGTCCGCAGAAAAGAAATGTGCTCATCAATCGGCATAACCATGCCATCGCCTGGATGGCTGAGCAAAAACTCAATTTGGAATTTCATCAACTTATGCCCAGCAAACTCAACAATTGGCAAATACTTTGGTCGCGCAATCTCGACATACGAACTCGACAGGTCGCTTATTTGCATTTGCGCTGATGGGAATGGGAACACGAACGTCATATCAACATCCGTCGACGCATTTGTCAAAACTGTTGACATCCGAATAGTTCCAGTGGTATTGCGAATATTCGACGTCTGCTTTACTGGTGAAGCCTTCGTATTTACAGATGGCATTTGAGCAAGAGCAATGTTTGCGAATGCAGACGCCCAGTCAACTCCGCTAAAATCAATGTTCCCAAGACCGAGGTCGGACATGACTACATCCTTTCCTTCGTATTGCGGTTTTTGCGCTCAATGAGTGAAACAACCTTCTGTGCAATAACAGCCTCATCTTGACCAGCAGCACCGTACACGTTCACGGAAATGCTTGTAGAGCCACCGCTGATTGCGGGTGCGGTAGGTGGCATCGTTGCTGGAGCCGTCATGTCGCCAATCGGTGTAGGACCAGGAACAACATGCAAGTGTCGCGCACCACCAACACCGTGGAACTCAGCAAATCCGCCTGAAGCATTGACTGCCGTCTGGTACATACCAAGGTTCTGACCAGTTAGGTCATAGGCACGTCCTGTCACATGGTCGGAATTAATAGAACCGAGACCGAATGTGCGATATGAAGATGTAACGCTGCGTTTCCCTGTAACCATAGAGTCAAAATAATTATGTCGACTCATTGTGCGACCGAGTGTTCGCGAGGTATTTGTGTCGCCAACGCGAGAACCGCGAGGAGTATGAGTGTCACCGATAAGCGCCTCAAAGGATTCCTTGTTGTACCAAGCAGGATTTGTGTTATACCACGCTGGCTGGTTAGCAAAACCTTCGGTCACGCCTTGGACTATCTCATTGCGCAGTTTTTCCGCATTTTCAGTGAGTTTTTCTTCTGGCGTCATAAGTTGCTTCTGCACGTCTGCCACAAAGCCGAGCGACTTCAGTCCCTCTTCTGCCATAAAGGCAGCATCCCCTCTCTTTGGTATGCCTTTTACGTTGGCAAATTTTTGATTTGTTAGCGCGGCTTGGACGTTGAGCAATTGTTCACTGCTCATTCCATTTAGACCAGCCATGATTGTGTCTTTGTTGACAGACAGGTTCGAACTGGCAAGTTGGCTGACTAGTTGATTAGCGAGAAGGTCTTTCTGCGAGACCATTTGCGTATTCAGGAACTGGTCAATAAACCCAAGCGCACCAGTTGACTGCGCGGTTTCGCCAAGACCGTACAGTGGGTTGCCAGCGATTGAGTAAGCAGTTCCGCCAGCGCCAAGACTCTTCTTGAACATGTCCATGATTTCGAACTGCGATGCATTCGGGTTCATTATTTGCAACTGCTCGTAAGCGGTGCGGTAGAACTCTAGGAAGTCTGTCTGGCTTGCGCCTGTTCCAAGTTGCCGAAGTTTTTCAGCAGCCTCGTCAATAATTTTCGGCGCTTCCTGACGCTGAATCTCTTGGTCGAAGACGGAAAGAGCATTTATAGCAAGGTCTTTAGACGCATCAATAATGCCCTTGGCTGTAGTGTCAACAGCGAGACCAAGTTGACTCATCGCGTCGGAAAGGTTGACAGTTTTGTCGTATAGATTGACGCCCATCTGCATAGATAGGTCGTGCAGTTCCTTTTCGCTCTTTCCAGTCATCTTCATCAACTCACCCATGCGGTTGTTGTAGTGCTGGAGCGGTCCTTTGGCAGCGGATTCAAGGTCTTTTGCTGACGTATTGAATTCCTTCATATACGTTCCGAAGTGTTCCTGCGTTACAGCATCGTATGTCGCGCCAGTAAGCCCCATGGAGGCGGCTTTATCTTTGCGCTCCTGCTGGTTGAGACCCTCGAACTGACCGTACAGTTTCTTCTTTTTGCTCAGATTGTCTAGCGCCTGCTGAGCCTTGCCTCCACCAGCAATCATTCCGCCAAGCACATCGCTTGCATAATTTGCCACGACTTGCTGAGCATCAGCCTTGGCTTTCTTCCGTTCTGCTTTGTCTTTGTTCCACCAGCCCTTAATTGCGCCTGCAACACCACCAATTGCTGCACCGATAACAGCACCAACAGGACCACCAGCCATTGCACCGATAGCCGCCCCAGAGCCAGCGCCGAGAAGAGCACCACCGCCCGCAGTCTTGGCATTAAAAGCAGCAACCCCAAGACCAGCACCAGCAGCAAGGAGGGGATTTGCCCCCATCATCATCATCGTGCTGCCAACCTGAACGCCGCTTTGTGCGGATTCGTCCATGTATCGACTTCCAAGGTATTGCGTAGCAAGACCAAGCCCCATGCCAGCCATTGGGCTTCCCATTGCTTTCCCTACGCCAAGACCACCTTTTGTCTTAGACATATAAGCGCCGCGAATTCCTCGATTAGCGCTCGATAGACGACCTTGACCTTGAGCCCTGCCGCGCCCGTATCCAGTCGAGAAAACAGAACCCATGGAAGGACCGCCGTTAGCAACAAATCGACCGCCACCCCTTCCCGTAGCGCCACCTGCAGCACCTGCTCCGCCACCGCCAAAAGGAATAAAACGACCAGCACCTCTTGCAATGCCAGAAGCAGCACCCTTAGCCTTTGCGGCAGCACCAGTTCCGCTTCCCTTGCCTCCAGGACCATATATAAACGTAGAGGTTTTTGCGGCACCAGACTGAAAGCCCTTATACACTCGCGCGGCACCGCTACCACCAGCGTTTCCTTTGAGCGCCCCCTTTAACAGGCTTCCGCCAAATAGCATTGCCGCAAGCGCTGCGAAGTCGCCAAAACCTTCGCCAAAACCATTTCCCAAAAATTTCAAGCCACTCAGAAGCATTCCTACTGCATCAACAAGTTTGAACACAAGGTCAACAACACGTTCAATTGCTGGAGCGGCATTTACGAATGTTTCCGCAAAAAACATGTACAGATTGGCAATACCAGAAGCAATTTTAGAAATCGTGTCCGCTAGTGTTTGGAATTTTTCGGGATTTTTTGCGATTATGTCTTGTGTAAATTGAATCATCTTGCCAAGACGTTCGAAAACGTGCGCTAGCACACCGCCAAAAATCTTGTTGATATTCTTACCTGCAGCCGCAGCACCACCAAGTTTCTTGATGAGAACGTCCCACATATATGTGAACTGCTGCCACCATTTGCCGAACCCCTCTAACATCCCCTTACTTTTTGGAAGATATTCGCGCATCAATTTCACGAAGAAGTCAGCAACCTTTTCAAAAGCACCAACAAGTGTTGTCAGAACACTTCCTTGCGCAAAAGACTCAATATCACCAGCCACCCGCAATATTGATGTTCGGAGAATTTTGAAAATATTGTCAGCAGCCTCTTTTAGCGGCTTGAGTAGAGGCTGCCCAAGGTCGCCAAACGTAACTTGTAAACGGGTGAAATATCCCTTGAGTACGGAGATGAGGGTTGAGTTGACTGCTTCAGCCTGACCCTCTACGCCAGCAAGACGTGCTAGTTCGCCGCTGTCAATGGCAGTTTTAAGGTCTTGAAGTGACTTTTTTCCACTCTTCTTCTTCCACTCTTTAAGACCTTTTTCGAACGCAGGGCTGATTGCCTTGCCTGCCGCCTCAATGTCGGCAGTTAGACCAGTCTTACCTTCGGCTAGAGCCTTATTGATAAGACCGAGAGCCTCGGCGGATGCGGCTAGACCCTTCGCCCTGTCTCCACCAGCAGAAGCGAAATCATCTAGAGCCTTAAGTGACTTTTGAGCAGAAGCATTGAACGAAGCATTCTTTGAATATGCCCCAAATGCTGCGTTTAGTCCCTCCATTCCGACCGATGCAAGTTGTGCATCAGCCTGAAGATTGCGGAGAGCAGCACGGCTTTGGTTGATTCCTGCACCTAACGCTGGTGCTGACTTGTTGGTGTACGCGAATGTTGCAGCGTTCAGTTCACGCTGTGCGGCAGCGAATGCAGCCAAAGCGGCAACTCCAGCGGCAGCGGCAGCAGCAAGACCGCTCATAGCAGCATTAAACGCCTTTGCGGTTATTGACCCAAGCCTGAAAGCAGCCGACAACGCGCTGAGACCAAGGGTAATTGCACCAAACCCGATGGCACCAAACTTGACCGTCATTTTGCCGATTTTGTCAAGCAGTCCGACAATTCCAAGCAGGATTTTGCTTAGGATTTTGTGGTCCTTTGTCCACTGCTTCATCATCTTCTGAAACTTGCTCCACCCCGTCAAGTTGTCATTGATGTTTTTGTTGGTCAGACGTGAGGTAGCACCCATCGTAGCCAACTGCTTGTTGACTTTGTCCAGGTCTTTAGTCGAGGCATTAGCCTTGACTTGAATTACTACCATTTGGTCAGCCATCAACAGAACCTTTTACAAGCGTGTGAGCGCGAATACGTATAGTTTACACGCTATTTCTGTTGCGCTTTTTCACGGTCCTCGGCAATGACCTGCGCGCAGGCGAGACGAATTATCCAGTCGTTCTCATCGCAATCAAGAATACGAAGCGGGTCGGTGCCGAAGAGTTCACCAAGCCGCGCAGCAGAGATAATCCGAGAATCCTCGGAAAGTTCCTCTACTGCGAGTTCGTAGGGTTTTCGTCGTTAGCGTCGACCGAGTCGCCCCAACCAGCAGCCTCCATGATTGATAGTGCTGCAGCCTCGACGTGTGGGTCAAGACCATAGAGGCGAACAACAGCGTCTGGCCACGGACGGCTTGCCTCTGTCATCTCTTTGACAATCGGATGAGCAAAGGTCAGAGAGTTGCCGTCATCGTCAAGGACTTCTTCACCGTTGAGGAAGAAACCTGTTGTAGTGAACGCAATGACTTGTGTTGCAAACTTTGTTGCATCAATGCCGTTTTTGCTGTCTTCGCCAGCGTTCTTACGCCATGACTTCATCTGGTTCTGCGTGATGTTTGGGCTCACCCGAATGTAGAGACCAGGACGTTCTGGAACATCAAGAAGGACAGCAGGGCGCTCAACCTTCTTCTTGAGGGTTGTCCTCAACTGGTCGAGAAGCGTTGTCTTGCCGTTTTCTTGGGCAGGCTTTACTGGGGTGATTTCGTTGTCGAACATGTCGCTCATAGGGGCGACATTATCACGGTGCTGCCACCATCAGGTGGCACCCAAAATCAGGAAGCGCTGACCTTGCCGCTGACGTCGGTGATAGCGAACGTCAATGCGAAGGTTGTTGGTGCACCCGAAGAAGCGTCGCCCTCAGGCTCGGTAAGACCGACCAGAAGAGCCTTTGAGTATGTCCGCTGAGTGGCAGGGTTCTTCAAACCGCAGTCAAGAACAAAACAGTCGATGTTGTAATACACGCGACCAACAAGTTCACGCAATGTTTGAATGTTTTCATAAACAAAGCCACTGTCTTCAAAGTTTCCAGTAATCGTCACGTCGCCAATTTCCATTGGAGCACAGAGGACTTCAGGCTTGTGTGAACCACCTGAATACACCTTCTCGACGGAAGCAGTGATTTCGCCACCCGACACCTGCGTGAAGTAGTACGGGTCATTGCTGCTCGAAAGGGCAAACTTCGGACCAAATGTGGTTCCGTGTGGTCCCTTGGGCAGACCAGCGGTGGTCGTCCCATCTTGAACAGGGCTAATCTGTGCGACGAGTTGACGCTGTGCAGTCTTCAGTCCCATGTGAGTTTATCCTCCGTGATTACGAGATTGGTGTGGTCAGGTTCGACTTGACGATTTCCAACTGGATTGTGTCGGTCACGCCAGACATGCGGAATGCGATGCGGGCGCGAACAACACCAGTTGCCAGTTGCGTCAGAGGGTTGATTGTGTCGTCAACGACGATGTAGTACCCAGAGTCAGTTGGCTGACCAGTAGCGTCGGTGCCAGCGAACAGGGCACCAGCGGAACGCAATGGCTCCATGATTCCCATGAGCGATGCCTTGATGCGACCGTAGATTGCACGGCGACCATCGATTGGCGAGAAGACGAGGTCTTCGAGGGCATTCTGCGCCTCGATGACAATGCGGTTTGTCGTCTCCTGAATGCTCACGTACTTGAAGTTCTCGGTATCGGCAGCGAGTGAACGTGCACCATAGATACGAACGGTGTTGTTGATGATACGGATGGCGTTCACGCGACCAGCATCGAGGGTGTTGTTCTGGGTACGACCGAGGCTTGTAGCAACACCGTTGACAAACAGAGCAGCGCTAAGTGCGCCAGCATACGGTTGCCACTGACCAGCGCCAGTGTGCACGCGGGCGCGGACACCAGCGACGTAACCCTCTGGCGGACAGGTAATTGACCCTGTTCCATAGGGGATTGTCACCCATGGGTAGTACATGGCACCGTGTTCCATGTTCTCGGTTGCAGCGAGGTCAAGGTCTGTCACGAAGTCGAGAGCCTCTGTTGCTGTCGTCTCGTCATCACCAGCAGCCATGAGTGCGAAGCGGTTGTAAGCATTTGCGTGCTGGATGAGACCTGCGTTGACTGTTTCCGATGAGTAACCAGGGGCGGCAACAGCGCCACCGCCAAAGGTGTCAAGGAAGAGGTCGAGAGCAGAAACAATGTCGGCGGCAGCAGGAGCGCCAGTTCCGTTCAAACCGTCCTCGAAATCCTGAAGGCTCGCTGTTGTTGACATTACAGCGTCTGCGTAGTCGGTGTCAATCAGAGCAGCGGTCACGAAGAGAGCGAGTGTTGTGTTCGCGTTGATAGCAGCAACAATCTCTGCTGCTGTCGTGACAGTGCCTGTTGCAGCCACTGGCGAAGTCGCACCATCGACATAAAGTTCGAACTTCACACCGCTGCCAGAAGTAACAACCTTGCCCTTGAGAGCCGTGTTAGCCCATGCGCCAGGTCCGACGGCGCTAACAGTCACAACGGCAGTTGGGGTGCTGTCGACTGGTGCGAACAGTGAAAGCGCCGCAGTGTCAGCATTCGATGGAGCGACGCGCACGATATGGGCAGTAGCGCCACCCTCTTCAAAGAAGACCTGCAGTGTCTGCCACAGATAGGCGTGTGAAACATAGTCACCGAAAATCGCCTCGAACTGCTCAAGGCTCGTGACTGTCTGAACACTCTCGACTGGTCCTCGCTGAGCGTCACCGACGACGAAGAACGATGACGTAGCGTTATTGACAGTGTTGCGCGCGCCACGACGGATGGCGGTTGTTACGACTACACCTGGCATTGGGTTTCCTCCGAAGTATTGCGGTTTGACAAGTCCGTGAACCTATTAGTCATTGTACAGGTTGCTCATCTTCAGTAGCAGAAGTATCTGAATCTGATGATTCTTCTGTTACTTGATTATCAACTTGTTCAATAATTTCGCTTTGCTGCTGCTCGGCGTCCACGTCCGTGACGACATCTGGAATCGAGTTCTGCTCAAGCCCCTTCTTCTTCCGTGGGGCTTTCTTAGGCGTGCTGTCTACCGATACCGATGTATCCGTAGCATCACCCTGAATTTCGGCTGGCTTCGTAGGGGCTGGCTCATCCGTGCCAGTCAGGAGAACTTTTAGGTGCCCAGCGGCAATGAGGCGCTTTACATGTGAATCTTCCGCTGGAACGGTCGCACGCGAATACGGAGGCATTGAATCGCCAGCAGACGTGACAATTCGCAGTTTATTTGCTGTATTCGCAACGAAAAGCCATCCAGCAAACAGAGTTCCACACTCTTCTTTTGATGAATAGATTTGGAAGTGCGACATTGTTACCTGCTCATGAAAGTAGAGTCGGGTCAATTGTAATTGATGCGACGTCAGGCAAGGTGGAACCTCGAACCTCCGTCTCCATCATTGTTAGGTCGTAGGAGATGTAAGAACCAGCCAAAACTCGGTCGCCCTTGAGAAGGGTTAGGTCAGAAAACTCCTCTGACATGCCGCTTTCCTCGACCCTAATAGGGACTGAGTGTTCAATGTCGGTTTCTAGGCATGCCCCATCGAGAAGGGAAGAACGCAGGACGGTGGTGAGCCTGTCGCGCATCTCGGTACATGGTCGAGACCCCTCTGTGCGTACCCACACGTAGGTGCGCATCCCGTAAATAACCTGATATTCAGGGTTCATCGGACCCGAATAACCAACACGCGTAATGCTCTTCGTTGAGATGGCAACGGTGATAATTGTTGGCCACACATCAAGAGCAATGGGTTCGTAGGTCAAATACAGTTCGGGGTTAGGAAGGGTTATGTCGTCCAGTTCCCAAGCGTTCCTGAACGCAATGAGACGCTTAGGCATGTCGTATTCAAGGTAATCGGTCACTAATTTTTTTGCTGAATACGGTCCGTACTGAAGAATTGTCATTAGATTTTCCCTTTAACGACCCATTGAGCGGCGCGTTTTGCCAGTTCACGAGCAAAACCTTTAGGCTCGAAAACAATCTCGCGCTTTGGCATCTTAGATGTTCCGTATTGATGAAACTTCGCATACCGAAGGTTGGTTCCGATAATTATTTCGTTTGGTTTTATTGAACCAGAAAAATTATCGGTTGTTAGACTTCTGAAGAGTTCACCAGTCTGCACAAGCGTCGGCGCACCTGGAAAACGTACCTGCTTCCATCCCGCATATTCGGGGTCGAGGGGAGCCCATCCACCGACGAGAAGACCATTGGACGCGAAGTTTGTGGCGAAAGATTTTTGCAAATCTTTCTTAGCCCATTCAAGAACTGGGGCAAAGTCTTTGCCACGCAGAATCATTCCTTCGAAGGCGGCAATAGCCTTCTTTTCCCCAGTTATGCGGACTGATACGTCAGCCATTAGGCAATCCTGTATCTACGCCAGCGGCGAATCGACATCAGTTCCTTATCGCTAAATCCAGTTTCCAGTGGGGCAACATTACGTGTTGTCAGGTCTTTGACGCCAACAACATCATCGTGCATGTTCTGCATTTCGCGGGTCGCTGCTCGAAGAATCAACGACTTGAGGGCGGGAATAGCAACGCCGTCGAGACCACCCGTATAGGTGACCGTGACCGTATCGTTTGCGCTCACCCTGTAAAGGTCAATCCCAAAACGACGAACCAGATAATCGCGCTCTGCCTGCTGGGTGATTGCAGTCTCCTGCATCGGCTGACGCACAGTTACGGATGTCACCTCGGCAACAGGCGTGTTACGGAGATAGATGGTCACAGGTGGTTGAACGGCACTGATAATCGTCGTTTGAGCAGTGTCTAGACCTTGGTTGTAAAAGAAGGAAGACGTTGGAACGCCAAGGTGCGTGCCCTCGATAACGTGAGTCTCAACAATGTCCTCAACTGGTTCAACGGGTCGACGAAGGTACGCCTCAAGTTCGCTTTGCAAGCCTTCAAGGACAAATTCAGCAGCATCTTGCTGTCTATTGGAAAAATTGACATCCATGTAAATCTGGAGGTCGTTTACAGAAACCAACATAGTTGGTCACCTCCAGTTTTAGCCACGGAACAGGTCACGGCGTCGCCCAGCACGCGCTGCTGCACGGTACTCGCGACCAAGACCCCTATATGTTCCTTGCTGATTTCGGGTTCCGCCAAGTCTTCCGCCAATAGACCGTGCCATAGCGCGAAGAAGTCGACGCCACCATGCGAGACGACCGCCCTCGCCGTCTGGCTCGACATCAGGGACATTGCTAGGTGTGGGCATTGCGACCTCCGCAGGAAACAAATCTGTGCTTCTAAATGTACCAGATTTGATGAATACGGAGCCTATTACCCCTACCTATCGGCATTAGGTGGGCGCTCTATCAGGGCTTTTTGCTCAGCGGCACCAGCGGGTGCCTCGATTGGTATCCACGCTTTTGAATAACTATGATTTTCAATTTTCCTCTGCTTCAGAAGAGTGCCATCAAGCATCAAGTCCAGTTCCTCGCGTGACATCGCGAGCACCTCACGCAACTCAGCCGTATCAATCATTCGTGATTTGACAACCATTTTGACGATTGAGGCAACACCCTTCGCAAAGAGTGTTCCTCGCCCGCGATTCAAACGCAAATGCATGAGCATCGCTGTCGGTGTATCGCACTCGACGAAACGGACGGGAATCATTCCCTTGTCCCTGCGACGGATTTTCTTGCTGTTCCCTGCAAGAAATGCGCGATGGTATCCGTCAATGATTTCCATAGTTTCTCGATTGACAATGATTGGCTCAAGCCATCCATACTCCTCAAGACTCTGCTGGAGAACCTTAAGGTCAGGGCGCAGCACGTATGTGGCACGCCATGGTGCTGGAGACAAATCTTCACCTTTTACGTATTCAATTTCCATTTTCACCTGAAATCATCTAGAGAGTCGAGTGCATCAAGTTCAGCCTGAGCCTGTGCTTCGGCAATGCGCTGGCTATGTGCACGGGTTTTGGGACCGACAGGGTTGGCAGATGTGATGTTGAAGTCGTTCAGCAGGAGGGTGCGAATCAGCCAAGCAATCGGATATGAATATTTATCCTTGACGTGCTTCTTCCGAAATTCGGCAGCATAAGCCATGGCTCGACGACGAAGACCTGGTGTGATGACGTTTTCGTCAATGCACATCTTCACGCCGTCCCACCCTTTGGATGCGTACCAATCAATCTGCTTCTCGATGTCGTACTCAGCCCACCATCTACGCTGTGCGTCGATTTGTGGGAAACAGTCGCTTAGTTTGTCGTAGAAATCTGGCTCTGTTGCCACAACGTCGCCAAGACGACGGATAGCGACAGCATGTAGGGGAATCCCAACACGAGTGTTGCTTCCAGTGATTGCTGCCAAGTCGTAGTACTCGCAGTATTCGGCATTGTGTTCTTCGGTAATGAACTTCAGCACATCGTCCGTTGTCCAGTCATAAATGACCTTTGCAAAGCGAAGAGGGATTGACTTCTTCATCTTGAAAGGAACGTTGATGTAGTTCTCGTGAAGTTTCTGAACGCACGACCTATAGCGAATCATCGACTCGTTAGCGCGAACACCAGTGAGGAACGCTACTTTTCCAGCCTTTCCCTGCATCGTGTAGTAGTCGATGTTTTCTGGGATGGGCTTGGTTGGGTCAACCCCGAAGTGTTCAGCCCTAATAGCCCATTTTGGCATTTCCCTAACAAGGCGACCCTGCCCGCGTCGTTTAGGTGACCACAGCAGGCAATACTCGCGCTTACCTAGAGTCCATACTTCCTGCCCCATCGGCAGGCAGTACCACTCCATATCGACCCAGTCGTAGTCCTTGACTTTCATGATGAAGTCAATAACGAGAGGGCTCACCATCTCCTCGTCACGGAAGATGACCTTCACTGGTCCAAGGTTTCGTTCTTCGTGAACCTCTTTTGCTAGATACAGGATTGCGGTGCTGTCTTTTCCTCCAGAGAACTGGACGCAGACAGTGTCGAAGGTGTCGTAGACGTGGCGGATTCGTTCACGCGCTGCGGTAACGCAGTCAACATCAAGAAAGAGACGTTGCCGTGTCATTAGAAGTCCGCATGTGCGTCGATGAATTCCATCAACCTCTGGGCGGTCGTATCGCCGTTATAGACGGGCGACGACTTCAGGTATCTAATGAATTCATACCAGTGACGCTGTTGGTCTGCATCGTCAAACACGAGCGTGTACTGAACGACAGCCTTGGATGTTCCTGCTGCACCGATTGATGTTGAACCAGTTGTAATAGCCTTCTTTGTATCAACATTGTCGGCAGCAACCATTCGAGCAGTTCCAGTCTCATCGACGGCTGCGGTGATTGGTGAGTCTTCGTCGTCATCGTTCCAGTTCACGTTAATGACTGGCGCAATGTACCCAGATTCAGACTGCTCAATCGCATCGAGCCTGTCAGCCTGTTCGGAGAGTGCGGCAAGTTCGAATTCATCCCAACCCAAGTCGCCAAGAAATTCTTGGTACTCGCTTGAAATCTGACTCAAAATTTCGTCAAGCAGTTGTGGTTCGGAATGACCGAGTTCGTTGGTTCGGTTATCAGCAAGTGCAAAGGCAAGTGCTCGCTGGTCGTCAGCCTCCATTGGGACGACGGCAATTTCTGTCCAGCCAAGCCTTTTCGCAGCCTGTAGTTGATGGTTACCAGCGATGACAGTCGATGTTCCGTCATCATTTGGGCGCACAACAATCGGTTTAATCTGTCCAAATTCTTGATACGAAGCGGCGATTGCATCGACGTTGCCGACGCGCGGATTTCCAGCAAGCGGAATCAATGTGTCAATATCGACCGCTAGGTGCTGAATTGTTTCGTGAATATTTGACGACACTTATCCTCAGTTCATTACTTGTGAGCGAACGTTTGCGTTCAGTGTACGCAGAGCATCGATAGAGGTTCGCAGTGACGTCAGTTTTTCACGCTTTGACTTAACCAGTGCCTCGGAAATTTTGAAGTCAAAACTCTCATCAGAAAGTTTGTAATCAGCCCACGCTTCACGTTCCTTGATTGAGCCTTTGGCGGCAAGATATTCCTTAGCCCAATTAGACTTGTACAACGCTTCCTTCTTTGCCGCGTCGGTGGCAAGACTCTCGAACGCCTCTGTTTCCTGTTCGAGCATGTCCATTAATCGCATCAGTTCATTTTCGATTTCTACTTGGCTGATTGGTGTAGCACGCATTATTCCCCCTCGTTGTGGCTTTGTAGAGAATCTATCGGGCTCCAGTCGACTTTGTCAAGGGCTGTCATAGAAGAAAGAGACCATTCATACTTGGACACACCCATGAATGCGTTACACATCTCGTAGAGAATCCACGCATCACACATATCGTCTGCACCGCTGCCAGAAAAAACGATTCCTGTCTTGGCGGAGACGGCAGACATAACTTCCGTCTTGGCGGCATTACCTCGCCCAGTAGCAAACTTCGCTCTTGACGTTGGGGGTATTTCAATGTAGGGAACTCCGCCTTCCCATAGCCTCATGCGCACAGCACCACCAAGTTCACCAATACTGTGCGCCTGGCTATTTCGTGATGCAAATGAATAACCTTCAAGACAAACAAGATTAATGTCATTTGAATAAATGAGCGACATAATGTGAGACGAGACGGCATGCAGGCGTTCTGCACCACGAGACTTGGGCGTTATGACAGATGTGTCATCAGCAATACAAATGCCCGTTGATGTCAGGCTGAGGTCCAGACCCATGTGCCTAATCATTTTCCCACCCGTGCTTTGCCAATCCAAGGTCAAACGCCAACTGTGGGTAGTTTCCGATACGGCGGTGACATGACCTGCATACGGACAAAAGGTTTGCCTCGTCAAGAATCGAGCCACCCTGCGAGCGTCTAACTATCTCGTGAATGTCAACACTGCGCTGGCGGTTATAGACAACCTTGCCGTCATGTTCTGCAAACACTGGGCACGCCTCACACCATGGACGCTCGTTTAGTAGCCGTTCGACAAGCGGTCGACGCAAGCGATATTCGGCTTCTTTCTTTTTCGACCTGTGCCTCATGGGCACGAATCTTAGTTCAGTCGTCGTCGACGGAAACGGATTCGAACATCCATTTTCCTTCGAGGAGACCCCATAGTGCCTTGTCAATGTCTGTCGGCTCCATGTCGTATTCCTGAAGGAGTTCCATATGTCGCCTGATTCCATTCCGAAGCAATGCTTCGGACTGTGACATTTCGGCGGTCACGTCATGGCTATTGACGCCGAGGGCAATCTTCTGCGTTACGTAATCAATCTTGTTTTCGACATGAAATTTGAAACGCTCGATTTTCTTAATCTTGTCATCGTATGACGCGATTGCCTCAGCGAGCAGTTTTACGCCGTCTTCGCCTAGACGTGAGTATCGAGAATCATCAGCGGTCTTGTCCGCTTCGAGACGAGTTAACTGCCCCTGAAGGTTCTTGTCAAGAGCAAGTAGCGCCCTATGCCAGCGATTCCAGTTCTCTGGCATATTCAGGTAATCCACCTGTTGCTGGGTAACGCGGTTTTTCACTTCCTCAGCAACGAGGCGAGCAAATGCGTCGTCGTTCATCATCTAGTTTTTTCTCCATGCTGGACAGATTGTTTTGTAGTTACACCAATCACACAGACGACTGCGCTTGGCTTCGAATTCGTGGGTAGCGCATCGTTCGTCTATAGCAATTCGTGTTGCAACTATATCGTCGCTGACGCGCTGAATGTCATCCGCTGACGGAATATGTTGGAGACGTTCGCCACTCTTGATGTACAGAAGTTCGATACGGGAAATTTCCGCATCGAGTATTTCTTGCAGAACTATCCCGTACAGAAGCAACTGGAAGAACTTGTCCTCGCGGTAGGCAACACCTGGAACTTTTCCAGTCTTATAGTCGCCAATGACTATTGAGCCATCTTCATAGTTCCATCTATCGATGAATCCTTTAATGAGGACTGGTGTCTCCGTGTTGGCGAAAAGCGTATGGTTGAGTTCGTACTCAAGACCATCGAACGACAGTTCTTGCGGTGACTCCATCGTGAACAGGTTCTCGACGCACCACCAAGAGTTCCATCTGAACATCCTGATTTTGTCGGCATTGCCATGCAGAACCTGCGCGACCCTGTCTTGGTATTCAGTCCACACAGAGGCAGCCAAACGCTTCGCATAAGGAAGCGTTCTTTCTGACGGGTCAGCAAGGTACAAATTCTCTGCGATGTCATGAACGAAGTTGCCCATGATTGATGCCTCAGTCGGTGGCTCAGGCAAATTATCAATACGCGAATACTTGAACCTCAGCGGACACTGCTTAAATGTTCCGATTGAAGATGGCGAAAGATGCGGTGGTGCTACCAGTGGCAGCATTTCTTCTTTTCCCACTAGTCCTCATCAACCCACGTGCCACCGAACGAGATTCGGGTGCACTCGGCAATTAGCGCATTCAGTTCATCGTCGGTGAACTCTCCTGCTTTCGGAACAGGACGACCACCGCTGTACTCCGCCCAGAAAGACCTGATTGCGGCAACGCCGTCTTCATCGAGGCTCTTGCGCAAGTCCATGAACTGCTCGTACAGTGCTGACTGCTTTGGCTGTTCCTGCACTGGTGCTGGTGCTGGTGCTGACTGCTCTGCCTCTAGTTCCATTGCTTCCTCAGTGCGAGCGAGGTACAGACCGATGCCGAGAGACTGTGCAGCCTTCTTTAGTGCATCCGACACAGCGCCCTTAAATTCGTCACCAAGGTCGACGATGTCTCCCTGCTTTGTGCGCTTGATTTTCTGACCACCAAAGCCGTCTTTGGTAACGGTGGCAAAGCGGTCACTGTCGGAGTACACGGTCAAACGGACGTGTGCAACGATGAAGTCGGGGTCGAGTGCATCACGTTCGCACTTGAGAATTTCACTGCTCCATCCGTCGAACCCCAACACTTTGTTCAGGCGTGTGATTACTTCACTCACGGGGATGTATGTAAGGGATGCGCCGCCCTTTTTCAGTTGGCGCTCGACCTCCTGCGGGAAGTAGTCATTCAGCAACGCCTGTTGCTTGTCAATGCGCTTGCGGTCTTCGTCGCGCTGGCGCTTGCGTTCCGCGACCCAGTCGACAGCGGGCTCAGCCATCACTGCATCGACCACTTCCTCGACGCTCACTTCTGCAGGTATTTTCTTGGCTGCCATTACTTTGCCTTTCTGATGATGATGTTTGTCTTGGTCTCTCCGACTTCGCAGTACTGGTCAGCGCTGATTCCGAGTTTGGAAAGTTCTTTCACGCGCCAATACGAAGGCTGTACATAGTCGAGAATTTTGTGGATGATTTCCTCGGTGCTCATGGTCACCTCTCCAGTGTCCATGTCGACCGACGATGCGATGAGTCGGCGTGACACTTCCGTCACGAGACGGTCGTGTTGCCACGACTTTCTATCGGCACCATTGCGAACTTCAACGAGTGCGTCCTTGACCGTGAGTTCGTCCATCTGCGCACGACGAAGAACATCGATGACGCTTGTTGAGAACATCGAGTACACGTCCGAAATTGAACTTTTGAATTGGTGAACTTGCACCAACGCATCAGCAGCCTCTTCAGGGCTTGGGTCAGATGCAATGAAGTCGCTCAGTACGGTATCGAGCGTCATGATGGATGACATGAACCCATTGAGGGCGTCGTCAATTTGAGTCATTAGTTACCTTCTCTAGTAATCAGCAAGTTGGCTGTTGCTACACGATGATAGCGACAGGACGGCGCTGAGGCAAGCCCAATCCAGCCAAATATGTAAAAGCCCCAACAGCGGAGTCCACTTGGTCATCGTGAGTCATTGCTTCAGGGAACGACGCGAACTCATCAAGCCAGTCAGTTAGCCATGTTCCTCGAACAACCCGAACGTTGCCGTTGGCAACTGCTGCCGCGAATGGGCGCGCTCGCGTGACTTTGTCACCTGTTGACCGCAGACCGATAAGGTCATAGCCTGGTACGACATAACGCGCATACTGGTCTATCAGGGCTTTTCCGCTAGAACCAGGTTCTTGCTCCATGCGGATTGATACGGCGTGACCGTCCTCGTAGGCAGTCTGGGCAATCATTTGTTCGACCTTTTCGCCACGAGCCCGAATTCGACGAACATCAAGCACGTAGGCAATTCCTTGGTCAAACAACATCAAGGTGCCGACCGTCCAGTCGGGGTCTGGGTTGGACGATGATGGCTCGGTAGCCGCCAAGTCCCAAAAACGCACTGCCCGAGCAGATGATGTGACTTGTGGCACATCCGCTGGGTCAATTAGTACAAAATCAGTCCTGTCAAAGAGTGAACCGAGCGAAGTTGACCACCAATCACCAAATTCCAGCCGTTTACGCTCTACGGGGTCAAGCGCCTGAAGAGCCTGTCGGTACGATTCCGCGTCAATGCCAGGGTTGTCCGTGAGTAGTGAGGGAACAAAAATCCTGTTTTGTGTCTTGCCCTCTACGATAAACCTCTGCCTGACCCAGTTAGGTGCAGGGTTAGATGCGGCACGCATGCGCAGTGGAACGCCAGACAGGGGACCAGACGCAGGACGGCGGAGACGAGAGAAAAGGTATCTGTAGTCGGCTTCACGGATTTCGGTGACTTCGTCCATTCCGATAAACTGAAATTCAGAACCCTTATATCTTAAATAGTCGTTTGTATTGTTCAGGTATCCAAACGAGATACGGGCACCACTTGGGAACGTCGCGACATACGAGTTGGCGTTCCAGTGCACATCGTCAAAGTTTGACATCCATGACTTGAAGCGGTCCATCAACGCTCCTGGCAGAGCCAAGTCAGCGAAGGTGCGGCGGAACAGAATGGCTGAGTAGTTAGGGACGTCCACATACTGGAGTGCAGCCATCAGGAGCGCCGAGGACTTTCCACCACCAGCCGCTCCACCGAAAAGCGCCTCGATTGAATTAGTCCTGAGGAAGACCTTCTGCGTCGAAGACGGCTTCTCTACGCAATACAAAGGGGTCTTCGGTTCTAGGTATTCGAGAACCTTATTCCAATCAGTCACCGTTCACTCCATGTGTTCGCAATGTAGGCTAGATTACTACCGCACTGCACATACAAGGTGGTTAAGTGAATAACAAAGCCGAACGCCAAGCACCATCCCGCAAAGTTCTTTTGTGGCTCAAACGGATGGTTGGCATCATCGCGGGCGTAAAACGGTTCCTAACAAGGGGAACAGCCGCCAATTTGCTCATGATAGCCTTTATAATACTAACAGGTTTTGGCGCATTTCTAATTTATCCGCCAATAGGTTTTATCGTCGGTGGGGTTGCGTGTGGCGTATTCGGATTCATTTTGGGACTTGAGTAAACATGGCATGGAATAGTCGCGAATCCAAGTCCCTAAATGGGCTAGAGGGCAAGGCAGCGTTCGGACCTGGCGCGCCGATTGCCTTTAATCCGTCGTTCAAAGGTAAGCCATACCGCGATTCTTGGGATATTGACCGCGCATACCGCGAGGGCATGCAGAAGGTCACATGGGTCTCACGCTGCATTGATGCAATTGCAGGTAATCAGGCTCGCCTGCCAATGATTCTCAAGAAAGACAATTCTCCTGATGGGGAAATTATCTCTGGTTCGAAGAACGAACTCTTGACAATCCTTAACTCGAAGTCAAATGAAGGTGAAAACTCATTCATCTTCCGTTACCGACTGTCGTCACAACTGTTGATGAGTAGCCGAGGTGTCTTCGTCGAGAAGGTGCGTGGGCGTTCGGGAAGGGTTATCGCCCTTCACCTTCTTCCGCCCCAGTACACAAGCCCAATCCCAGACCCTAAAACATTCGTTTCTGGTTTCGAAGTACGCATGCCAGGTCAGCCAGAGCCAAAAATCATCAAACCAGATGATGTTATTTGGATTCGTCGACCGCACCCACTCGACCCATACCTGTCATTGACCCCAATGGAATCGGCTGGTATCGCGATTGAAATCGAAAACCTTGCCAAGGTGTACAACAGGAACTACCTGCTCAATGATGGTCGTCCTGGTGGATTGCTGGTTATTCGTGGCGAAATTGACGACGACGACAAGGAAGAAGTTCGCAGTAGGTTCAGAGGCAACCTAAACCGCGTTGGCGGAACGACAGTCTTGTCAGCAGACGATGGTGTCGACTACATCGATACGTCATCAAACCCTCGTGACGCTGCATATATTCAGATGCGGCAAATCACGAAAGAAGAAATTCTTGCCGCGTTCGGTGTTCCAGAATCAGTTATCGGCAACGCTGCTGGGCGAACATTCTCCAACGCTGGCGAAGAAATCCGTGTGTTCTGGATGGAAACAATGCTCCCTCACTTGGAGCCCATCGCCCGTGCGCTAGACGAACTCGACGAGCGTTACTACGTCGATTTCGATACATCCAGCGTCCCCATCATGATTGTCGCCAAGAATGAGCGTGCGCGCTATTTCATGGACGAGTTCCAAAACGGACTAATCAGTGCCAATGAGTACAGAGTTCTTTCTGGGCGCAAAACCGTTGAATCTGACCTTGCTGACAGCCTGCTGGCAAACCCGAACCTTACGCCAATCGCCAACACCGAAAAGCCCATGGAGCAGCCACAAGCACCGCAAGGTATGGATGCGGGCATGCTGCCACCAATGACACCAGATGTTGGCGCAATGCCAGCAGGTGCGCCAGCGCCAGACACTATGGCTGGTTCTCTCGCTGCGGA